GAACCTTGGCGCAAATACTAGCACGTTCTTCCTTTCTAGCCAACTCTATATAGTATTGTGCTAGATATCTAACCCTATCTTGAAAAGCCTCTGCCTGCAAACGTATGGGTTCCGGGGCTTCATCAGAAATATAAATAAGCTTATTAGCCAACATCTCTGCTATTTGATCGTTAGATAAACCACCGTTTTCAGAGGTCATTATGTTAACGGCCCCCACACTTCCTGAACCTAAATCAAACATGATCGTGTCTCCCAAAAATTACAGGGTCGGACTCTACTGGCTCTGGAGGTTGAATCTTGGACTGTTTTGTTATCAAAAGACTACCGTTTTCAACCGTTTGAACTAAAGGATCCTCTAGTCTATGATACCCATACAGTTTTTCATTATCCGGTACATTAGTGTCCATCAACCCGGATCGGTGAGCTATTTCTATTTTTATACCTTTTGAAATAGCTGTAGCACACCAAAACTCCACACAAGCCCTTCCAGACTCCGCCATGTTTACGTTTTTATAAGTAAAATCTATGCCAAACAAGCATATCTTCTCTACTTTTTTCCAAATAGCGTAAGCCATAGCGTAAGCTACAGTGTTGTTAAAATAACACAGTCCAGTAGCTTTAGCTATTTTTTCCAATGGATACAACTCTATAGCCGGGAAATCGGGATGTTCTACGCAGGAGTATATGGGAGCGGTGTTTTTAGCTAAAAACTCTCTAGCTATTCCCGTCTGGGAACCCGCGTTTTCTGTGTCTATAAACCTAGATACAGGGTCCATCATAAACGTCCTATCAACGTGTATGATACCTCCTATACAGTTTATACCCCAAATTTCATCAAATTCTTGAGAGGCAACTCTAGCTGAAATGTAATCTGCGTAGCTGCCGCCTAAACCGACAATGGCAATTTTCACGAACGGGCCCTTCTTGGTAGCCCCTGCCTGTTTGCGTCATCATTTTCACGGGACTCGCCTAAGTCTTTTAACCTAACTAAGGACTCTATAAATCGTTCGCTGTACATCTTCATAACATCAGCTTCACCTTTCATAAAGGTGTATGCTTCTACCAGACTTCCGTACAAAAGAGCATTAGGTGCGTTTTCACTTAACCAAGTTAAAGTTGTATCAGCAGAGGTTGATACAACGGTCCCGGTAGCCCCGCTTGTGCCCCCTGTAACTGTTTCTCCAACAGTGAAATCTCCCGTAGGAAGAATTATCACAAATACCGTGGTAGAAGTTACTGAGTTAATTGTCGTGCTTTCCCCGCTAGTTCCGCCCGTAATAGTCTCATTAGCTGCAAATGTTCCAGAAACATTGCTTACCGTTAAACTAACTTTACTCTTTGTCAGGCTAACCGGTCTGTAATAATAGTGAATCTCTGTATCAAACGCAGCGTTTGGTGTAGGCGAAATTATAAAGTTGTTTACATCGTACATGGCGTAGTATTTTGGAATACCCGTAGTTGCCGAATTAGGATTGTATTCCTGCACAAAGTTAACATCTTTTTGTAACAAAAATTCTTTAGAGCTAGAGTTTACTATGGATAAACTAAAAGACGCCAAATAATCATCTGGAGTAGCCATGAACTGGTTTCCAGAAGTCATCGCTCCCGACGCGTTTTTTCTAAAAAACTCCAAATCAACACTTTTAAATATGCGTTCTTCAGCGGACCGAATAAACGTATCTAAATGAGAAACAAAAATTGTTTCTTGGTTGTCTGTGTAATCTTTTACAGCCTTTTTTAGCTCTGTATAGGTATAGCTCATGGTGTGTTCGCCTGTCCGCCCATGCCACTGTGGTTAGTGCAATAATAATACAGCGTAGGAGCTCCAACGGCTACTGTTATCTGAGTGTAAGCTCCAGAAGAGCCGGGAGTGCCGCTAGTAGTGACTCCTGTCGTATACTGAGAGCCCCCGCTGTGAGTTCCATCAGAGGTTGTGGAGAACCGTAAAGGGTGACCTGAGTTACTGTTGTCGGATTGATCAAACTTATAGGTACTGCCCTCTGATAGGTTAACGGTGGCTTGTTGTGAGCCGTTTATATAGTATTTATTACCGTATCCGGTGCTAACTACTGTTACGGTGAAGGTGGCTGCTACGACTGTGCTTGTTCCAGAAGCAGTTACAGTTCCTACCGAACCCGTCGCCGAAACTCCCGTAACACTTGCATCGGTAGGGGTTATAACGTCCCCACCAAAAGTTACAGTGCCAATTTGACCTTCCGCTTGTGGGACACGACTTTCATACTGCACTGTCGTTAAGTTAAATATAGGAAACTTTATCGTAATGGATATTTTATTATTATTTGGTCTAGGATCTCTTAAAGTCTGAGGATCGTATACTTTACGAAAAGGACCAAGTTGTGGATGTTTTCTTTCAAACTCATCCTTTCCGACCAACAAACCGTTCCACTCTTTACGCATGTCTTTATAGCGATACTCTAAACCAGAACGGTCAGATATGGCTTTTGCGTGTTTTCCAGTGGCGTATCTAGCCATTAGTTTGTCCTAAAGTAAGAATATTCGGGAGTAACAGTAAAGCTTGACCTGTCGCGGTCTTCTCCCATAGCCCTTTCAAACTCTTCTTCATATATCGCTTTTAACATTTGAGTGCGATTAGGTGCTCTTTTCAATGAAATGTAATAAGCCAGCCCCGCAGCTAAACAAGGATAAAACCGAAAAGGCACGTCCATCGTGTTAATCGCAGTGTCGCCATCATCAATACGAGTTAAAGCATTATACACGATAACATCTGTACTGTTATCAGGAGTGGGCCATATCCGTAAACTAGGCGTTACTTGCCTGTCCAAAAAAAATTGTGTAGGACGACCTTCTGTAGACTTACTCGGAATGTTAAGATCGTCGTCCCGACTGACGCGGGTTAAAGAAAAATCTGTGCTGCTTCTTGTTACTACGGCGCTCAATATATCAATTACATCCGCAGCCAAAGCATATGTTCTTGTACCGGAAGTTAGAGCTTGAGTTCTTTGTGCGATAGTCCACTGATTCAGCCCTCTGTTAGCCCATTCGGCCAACATAAGGTTCAAAGAACGCCTTGCTGTAGTTAAATCGTAACCTGTTCTAACCTCTAAGCCGCAACGCTCAAAGGCTTCTTCAACGTATTCAGCTACATCTAGCTCAAAATTTACGCTTCCCGAAACAGCCATTATTTGTCATCCGCATACAAGTTGTTAAAAATCTGATTTACATCCATTGTATAGTCTAAATCAGATTTTGAATAGTGTATATGCTGTGATGGCAAGAAGTCAGGAGCGCCTTGCCCTGTTTCAAACCATGCTGGATGTGTAACACGAACGCGGTTATTTGGCAATGCAACGATGTTTCCAGTGTACTCTCCGGCGTCCAAAAGCTCTAAAACATGGCTTTGTTTATGCTGCGCCGGATCATCTGCTATCTCGCTTTCCGTGTAATCAACGGTAAAATAGTATTTAGCCGGAAAGAAGTCCGGTCCCACTTTAGCTAACCAAGGACAAGGGTGCGCCCGGTCCATGCGATAAACGGCATGAGTGTGAGACATGCAATCCCACGGTTGAGCCAAGTGAACCGGCATAGGCTCCGGCCACTGCTCAAAAGGGGTATCTCCAACAAGGGCTGTAATTGGCATACGAGCCCACATAGCACCGCCGTGTACGTTAGGGTCATCCGTGCCATCAGTTTCGCATCCGGTAAAAATCATTTGAAAGCTTAAACAACGGCTTGGCATGGTCGTGACCGCAATAGCCATGCCGTGTAAAAACTCGCCATGATAGTTAGAATGATTGCACGTATACTCTCTTCGCACCCAGCATTTAAAGTGCGGAATATTACTTTGAAGATAGGGCAAGCTACTTTACCTTGCCGCCTTTTGCCATGCCTTTTTTCTTCATGCCAACCATGCCGCCTTTAGCATAGCCTTTTTTCTTCATCATCATGCCGCCACCGGCCATCTTCTGGACTTTACCGCCTTTGGCGTAGCCCTTCTTTTTCATGCCGACTGCACCGCCTTTAGCGTAAGAATTATGAGATTTGGCAAGATCTTCAGCATATTTCACCATGCTTTGATACTCTTCCGCAGCGGCGGAATCTTCTCCGCGGTAACCGCTCATTTTTGGTTTAGTAGGTTTAATTACAACTGGCATTTTACTCTCCTATGTTTAACTTACAGAACCACTGGTTCTTTTTCTACGATTTGACATAACGGCACCACAACCTCGTGCTACCACCGTTCCCGGAACAGATTTACCCTTAAACGGACGTTTAGGCTTTGTTACAGCCCCGCCATTCCTTAAACCTGTTACCTTCGCAGCTTTTGTGTTAGCGACTGTAGTTTTTCCTTTAGATCCTGCCCGCTTCTTCTTACGAGCCGTTGTAGCTCGTTCACTTTTCGATAGACTGTTAGCTTTAGCTCTAGGCAAGCAACGATCAGGGTTACTCTTATCTTTTGAAGTACCACATTTACCTTTGATAGAGCCATCTGATCCAATCCTAACCCAGTCCTGTTTCACCCATTCTTTAAGCTGACCCATTACTTGCCCTTTGATTTTTTACCTTTTAACACGCCTTTAAGAGTTTTAGCTTGACCAGCATGTAACTTAGAAGCCTTATTAAGACCTCTAACAACTTTTTTAACTTTTGCTCTGTTTTGTTTGGAAAGCATAGCTATTTACCTTTTGATTTCTTGGCGTAGTTAGGGTCTTTACAATACTTTGAGGCAGCCATGTTTGCATACGCTGACGGGTATGTATCAAATGTGCGTTTGGCCCACGCTTTCCCCTTGGGACAGATCTTACCACCACTTTTTACCTTGCCCCCTTTTTTCATGCGAACAACGCTGCTTTTACGAGTTGGGCACTTTCCTGCACCTAAATTTACTGCACTTGTCATAGTAACCTCTGCAAAAATGGAGCAATAATAACTAGACCAACGATCCACCAAAGCCTCTGATCTAACTTTGTCATATTAGCCTTCTGGTCGTCAAGAAGCTCTTCAATACGCTTATAGCGAAGATTGCACTCCGCCTCATGCTTGGCTAGCTCCGCCATCACCTTGGCGGCTGTGATTGTTTCTTTCTTTACCGGCATTTCCAACGCTTCCTTGCTTGACGCAAACGACTATTAGGATCTTTAGCCGCTTTAGGGAATTTTTTCATTTGACCTTCAGAACGAGCGCAATAAGACTTACGTCTCTTTGCATCTTTACTGCCGGGTTTTACTTTACCTGTGACCGCCGTTTTTAGCTTACTGCCGGGATTTTTACGCCTATACGCCTTTACCCCGGCATCCGTCATTCCCGCCCCAGCTTTTGTAGGACGGAAATTTTTCTTGTTACGTTTTGGCATCGTAGCTTTACGAGGGGCCATCTAATTACCCCCTACGCATACTTCTTACGCATGTACAACAAGATTGTATAAGTGTCCGCAGAAGTGTGGCCGACAGTTGTAAATAAAACATCCCCCGTCTTACCACTGCCTGCATTATTGGTTAAACCGCCAAAAGCGTTATAATCGTGATGACCACTTTGGTTTTCACCTAACTCAATACAAAAAGCGTTAGATGTAGCGTCAAACAGAATCTGAACTTTCATTCCGTTACACTGCCACCAAATACGTTCTATGACGACTTCACTACAGGCAACACCGTCTAAACTACTGGATAGAGCCGATACATCTACCTTCTTTACAGTGGATTCGCCGGTTCCGTCCGATACATTGGTAAACTTCATAACAGCATGTTTAGGGCCGTCAATCAGAGTTTGTGATGTTACTGCATCAGCCATTTAAAACTCCTTTAAAAGGAAAGGGAGCGGAACTCCCTTTCTATGAAATCAATTACGCAATCTGAACGTACTCAATAATGAACGTGAACGAACCTGCTGTTGTGGCATCTACAGTGTTTGTGATGTTACAGTAAATAGTTCTTTCAGTGTCTGTGTACTGAACAGAAGCTGGGGCTGTTGTGCCATCTTGTGTTTGAAGAACCAAAGTGGTCACAGTTACGTTGTGAGCAACAACGGTTGTGCCGCCATCAAGGATTTCATCAGTTTGAGCCGCAACAATTTGTGCGCCAGAAGAAGAAGTACCAACTTCGTAACCGATATCGCCTGTCCCAATAACGGGAGAAACGTCACAAAAGATTTTAATGTCGGTGATGATTGTGTTTGCTGGTTGTGTGAACTCACCAATGGTTGGGCTATCACCCGCTGTTGTATTCACAGTAACACCAGTGGCGTAGCCAACGTGCTTTACATATTTGTTGGTAAAAACACCAGTAGAAGCAACAGATGAGGTTTCTGTTATCGCACCTGTGGTTGCGTTTTTATTGATAACTTTAAAACCATTTTCAGAGCGTACCGCTCCATTGAATGTAGTTGTAGCCATTTCATTCTCCTGTCTTGGCTAATGTCAGCCACAGGATGCGGCTGTCAGGAATTAAAAAAAACTATACAATAAAAAAGAGCGGCTGTGAAGCCGCTCTTTCTAATCTCTACGGGAGAAGAGATTTTAGGCCGCGCCCGGTGTTCCAAACACTGAACGCCAATCAGAAACACCGAAGCTATAACGCTCACGGGCCTTAAACCGCATGTTTCCGGTGTCAAAGTCACCTTCCATAGCAGTCTTGATTGGAGAACGGTTAAAGTATTTGAAACCGTTAGGTGCATCGGTCTTGATGAAGAACGCATCTGTATCAGTCAAGAAATGGTTAACTACTGCCCCTTCAGGAAGCATACCCATGTTCTTGATAGCATTTGCATCGTTATCAGCCGTTGCTGAACGCAAGTTTGAGTTAATCACACGCTCTGCAATGAACTGCAATTCTTTTGGAATGATAAGCTTCATTCCACGAACTGCAATCTTCAGACCACGCTCATCAGTCAAACCAGCAATATCAATCAACATCTGCTCAAGTGAAGTTTCGTTCAAGTCAGCGGCTGTTGAAAGAAGGTTGCGTTGGTTTCCTGTCAAGGATGGGTGTGATGAAGAACAAAGTGCTGCACCGTCACCGATTGCAGAAGAGCCTGTGCTGAACGCATTGTTCAGAATAGACGCTGCTTTAATCTGCTTGGTCTGGGCCATAGAACGGGCCAGAGCCTTGGTGTAGCGTGATGCCAAACGGTCATACAGATTATCCTCAATGGCTTCTTCCGTAATGGAAAACGCCAAAGCGATTGTCTCATGTGTGTACCGTGCAGTGTATGTCTCTTGAGCATCGTCAAAAGAGATGGCTGCGCCTTCCTCTTTAGTCGGTGCTGTTGAGAAACCACCCAACATCACTTCTTCTTCAAAAGAACGATCTGAAGACTCTTCCGCGAAGATCTCCGCATGTTCGTTCTCGTAACGGTCGTACTCAAGCCCAAAAAGTGCATTTAGACCGGGTTCTAGCTCTTTAGCTAGTTGTGCTCTTGAAATAGCCATGTGC